TTAGCGGCCGAAGCTGGCGCGGGACTGGAGAGTGGCTACCTCCTGCTCCATTTTCCGCAGTCGGGCGTCGTACTGGGAGGCCTGGGAAGCAGACTGCCGCGCGACAGCCAGAAATTGCTGCATGACGTCCAGGATGCGCCCGCTGGTCTCCCCCTGTCCAAACATCTGCCGGGCAAACTCGCCGATCATGGCGTTGTAGCCCTGACCGGTTGCAGGCTGGGGGGCGGTCTGCGGATGAGGCAGCGGAGCCTGCGCACCGGCGCGGATCCGCGTGCGCACCTCATCCTCGGCATCCAGATCGCGGCCCTCCGGGGTGACGCGTCGGGGTCTGGCCGGCTGCGGTCTGGACATGGTCGTCAGGATACGGCCCAGCTCGCCCTGGACCAGTTCCCTGACCAGGGAGACGACGCGCTGCCCGGCGGCATCGTCCGCGTTGATGCGCATGCTCAACGCCTCCAGCTGCTTGACGGTGGCCTCATTGAGGACGCCGTACTTGGCCACGTCCTTGAGAATGGCCACTATTTTGGCGGCCGCTCCATCCTTGGGCAGGCTGGGGGTGATGTCGGAGAGGCCGTCCAGCTTGGCCTTGTAGCGGCTCGCCTCCAGGTCCTTGCGCTCCAGGGGAGTAAGCAGGTTGCGCTCTCCGGACGCGGCTCTGGAGTAACCCTTGATCATGTCGTCCACCATCCACTTGACCTTGGCTCTCAGCTCCCTGGGCAATCCCTTGAGGGCCTCGTCACGCATCCGGGCCAGACGCGCGGAGTCCTGCTCGGACATATAGCCGGCATCGGCCATGTGCTGCCCCTCGGCCAGCAGGCGCTTGAGCTGCGGAGTCTCCCGGTCCTTATAGTCCTGACCGGTTGTAAGCTGGTCGTAGTGTTCGCGCCAGCGCTTCTGGACCTTTTTGCGTTGGCTGGCCAGCTCGGCGAGGTCTTTCTGGCGGCGTTCGTCGGCGGCCACGGCGCTGGCCTGGTCGGCCTTGGCGGCAGCGATTGCCGCCTCCTTGGAATTGATTTCCTTCTGGTACTGCAGGAGATGCTGCTGGGTCGTGACGTTGGACTCGTCCAGCTGGAGCTGAGTTTCTTTTTCTTTGAGCTCGTTTATTCTCGTTTTGTCTTTTGTCGATTGAGCGTCTAGTTCTCTTTTTATTTTCCCCAATTTGACATCAGGATTATCTTGAGCTGATATAATCCCTTTATTAACTAAGTGTTGCTCAATAGCTAGCAATTTGTCTAAAGCATCTTCTTCTTTTTGTTTTTGTTCTCCTATGAGTTTCAGTTGATCAGAATATTGAGTGATCGCGTTTCCGGCAGCTTGCATGCCGTCTGCGTCTCCATGATTTTTAGCTGTAATGTATTTTTGCCGAGCAGTCTCAAACTGTTTTTCTATGTTTTCTCTTTGTTGCTTTTCTTGCGGATCTTCTCCTCTCTTTACAATGGCATCAAGGATCTGATAATCATCGCCCGTCATCCCTGCATGAGGTAATTTGGCCGCCTGCTCCTGCTCGGCCTTGATCTGGGCCACCTGCTTGGCAGTCTCGTCGCGGGCCTGGATAGCGGCCTCCAGCATGATCTGCTGGCGGTCCAGACGGGACTTGGCAGCGGATTTGGCCTCGGAGGCGTCCAGGTCAGCCATCAGGGCGGCAGCCGTTTCTTTGCTGATTTCCCCTCTGATCTCGCGGGTCTTGACAATGGTGCGCTGCAGTTCCAGCTCCTTCTGGCGGAGGGCATCCACATGGTCCACCTCCGCCGTGCGGTTGACGGCCAGCTGGCCGATAAGCTGGATGCGCTGGGTGTAAAGGTCGTTGATGGCCGTGATTTTGCGCTGCTCCTCGTCGTAGATGCGCTCGCGTTTGGCATTGGTCAGCGCGTCAGTATAAGCCTGCTCGCGCGCGGCGGCCTCCCTGGCCAGCCGGTCTTTAAGTTCCCGCGCCCGTTTGACGGCGGCCTTGTCCACGCCCTCAATGTATTTTTCCCAGCCGTCCAGGATGGCCTGCCCCCAAGCTACGCCCCGGCCGTAGGCAGCCTCCAGCTCGTTGGGGATGTTGAACGTCGCCTGTACCTTGGCCTTGAGGTCACCCAGACCAGCCGCTGCTTGCCTGGCTCCCCGTTCCATTTTGCGCCCGGCTGCCTCTCCCTTGCTTCCTGCCTTGTCCATCTCATCGCCGGTGGCTCTGGCCGTCTGTCCAACCTTACTGACGGCCTCCTGCAGCCCCTCTGCAGCGTCGCTGGTCTTATCCAGAGCCTCGGCAGTTTCCCCGGCGGCATCCGTCACCTCCTCCATATTGTCGGCGGCTGCATTGTCGCCCAGCTCGTCGTTGACCTGCTTGGCCGTCCTGCGGACCTTGTCGAGTCCCTTGTTAACTTGATCCAGTCCCCGCGTGTCGGCCTTGGCCTCCACACCTACCTGTACCTTGTAATCCTTATCTGCCATGGAATATGATAGTTAATGGTTAAAGTTAATAGATGGTTAAGAAATGTCTCCCGTCAGAGTGAGGGATACCTGCAGGGCGGCCCAGGCCTTGCCCTCCATGCCGGGGAGGCGTATGTCCTCCGGACGGCGGCCCATACTCGGACCGTCCGCGCCGAGATCGTGATCGCTCGTGAGAGGCAAAGGCTGGGCAAGATCCACCGTAGCGTGATAGGATCTGGTCCGGCCCGGACGTCCCCGGAAATAGCAGGACAACCAGGTAACGGCTCCCTCCGGGTGAAGGGTGAGCGTCTCCTGGAGGTCGAGCCCCCAGGCACGGGCGCGTCCGAACGTCGTAAATGCCCGCACCACCGTAAAAGACATCTGCAGGGAGGCGTTGCCCCTTGCCGCCTGGTGCATCCAGGGACTGCCGATGACGGACTCGCGCTGGATCTGGACGGAGGGCTTGACCTCCACCAGCTCCGCCATCACGTCGTCATACTGGCACAGCACGATATCCCGGAGGCCGTCCGGACGGTAAATGACCGTATCGAGTGACAGATAGTGCATGATTAGTAATGGAATATGAGTGATTAACGATTGGATGCCGTCGTGAAAAACCTGAAAAACTCCACGGCGGCGGGGTCCGTGATGATAAAAGCCGGGTAGTCCGAGACTGTAAAAATCCTGCGGCCTTTGGTCTCCGCATGGACGGCCTCAACGGTCAAAGACACCGCATCAATCATTGTATAGGCACCATCCTCCGCAAGGGTCAGGACATCTTTTCCCAGCCTTGCCCATACCTGGACGGCTTGCCAGTCCTCGCCCAGTTCCACCAGAGCGGCAACGACGGCGGCCATGGCCGGGGTCTGGTTCGCCGGAATTTCGTCCGCTGTGTAGCGGTCTGTCCGGGTGTAACCGTCCGCGTCCTGATAAATGGGCGTCAGGGTAAATTCATCCCACTGTCCCGGCTGGGGAAACTGAATCTGTATCTCTGCATTATTCATGATTAGAGAGGTATGTTAATGTCCACAAAATCTGCCGTTTCTTCGGTTTCAATACAGTTGCGGGATATCGCATCCAGACCATAGAAAACCGGATTAACATTTCCGGGATGGTAATAGGTGTACTCTCCGGTTCCCGCATAAACGGAAACATCGCCAGCCGTATTATTCACCACATCAGCCACCCATTGAGAAACGCCAACCCCGGTTTCAAAATTGCTGACCCCCCGGCATGTGGCAATTTGATACAAATTATACCCCTGACCTCCGGTGAGCATGAGCCAGAGCGCGCCCGTATCCTCATACTTGGCAATATTGGCTGCAGATTTCTGCTGGTAAATAACCTTGGCAATCGTCCACGGAACAGGCTCATTCTGACTGGCTGGGATGAAGCTGGTGGTGGTTTTCACCTGCCAGCCAGCCGCGGCTGTCAGCGCGTAAATCTCACGCACCTTTATTATATAACCGTTGCGCTGTGTGTCCCTGACATTGTCAAAAGTAATATCCAGAATTTCACCGTGATTGTAAGCCAAACCGTTTGCCGGGATAATACTGTAAGAATCTATGGAAAGGTCGGGACGAATCGTCTTCCCGCCGCGTCCGATACCAAAGGACAACTTTGCGGCATTGGTAGCGCGCCAAAGGAAAGAGAACCCGGCGAAACTGGAATAATTCCATTGAGGATTACTCACCTCAAATCTCGCCTGAATGGTCGAATGAGTACCCTTGGGAACCTTAATACCAGCCAAATGGTAGGGAACTGTTTTGGCGACTGTCGAAGATCCTGACGCGGTAATGGCATCCGTATTGAGGAAAGCATTAGAGGTTAGGATGCCCGTCACGCCGGCCATGCCCGCGGCATACAGACGGTTGACCGCCCCCGTATCGGTCGCCGCTCCCACGGCCAGCGGAATGTTCACCCCTCCGTTGGCGTTAATAGCCCCGGCCGCCGTCAGACCTCCGGCCAGCGTCATGTTGCCGGAGGCGTCCACTTGAGGCATGGCCGCCAGGGCGTTAGCCGCCGCCGTCGCGGAGTTGGCCGCGCTGGTGGCAGAGGTTGCGGCATTATCGGCAGCCGTGGCCGCGGCAGCGGCGGACTGGCCAGCCGTCTGCGCCGCAGCCTCGGCGGTCGCGGAAGATTGGCGCACATCCCGTCCCAGGCTATCCAGTTGCCGCGCGGTGGCCAGCTCCATCCCTCCCAGGGTGATGCCGTCGTCATAGTCCACTACTACGGTCATCAGCGGGGCCATCGTGCCGTTCACGGTGGGCGGGTTGGTCACCTCCGTCACCAGGCCGCGCCCAGGGACGGACGGAGTAAGCACGGCGTGCATGCCCAGCGCGTAGGGCGTCATCTCGGTCCCTTCGCATACCTGGATAATGATCTTGTCCCCGCGTTGCAACGTAACGCCCGGCGTAAATACCCACGTGGCCGTCTGGCCGCTGGAAAGGTTGGACACATAGGCGGAGGTGCCAATCAGGCTGTAAGCGCCGTCCGTCAGCCGCCAAATCCGCAGGCAATATTGATTAGCGGCCGGGGTTTCAAAAAAATACACGGTGGAAATGCTTCTCAGGCGGCAGCTGTCGGGCAGATGCCCCGCCAGAATCTCGTCTCCCCAAGTGAACGCGTAGCCTCCGACGATGGTCCAGGTGTCGGCGGCATCTCCACTGGACAAGGTGGATTGCCCGGTCACCGCTTCCAATTCCACGCCCGCATCCTTGAGCGCGGCCGGCAATTTATTTGCTACAGCCTCATTGACCAATTCCCCGCTTTCCACCTGTTCTTCCAGCGTTTCCACAAGCCGCGTTGCTTCATCCCGGGCCGCTTCGGCCTGTCGTACAAGTTCCTCGACCACAATGGACGGGTTTTCCACAATGGTTACGGAGCCGTCTTCCGTTTCGGGGATGGAGACATCAAGAGCGCCGGCCACGGCCGCGGCCTCATTCGTTCCATCCGGAGGCGTAACGCGGGACACTACATGCACGGATCCCTTCAACAAGGGGTATTCTTTTCCCGATGCGTCGGTCAGAAAAATATCATATGCGCCGCATCCGGCGGCCAGCCTCGGCCATGTCACCAATGCCGTACTCACCCCCGTAACGGCACAGTCCAGCATGATCACCCCATCCTGTACCACCGCGCCGCGTAGCGTCATGCCGCTGATGTCCATATCCTCACCGGAAGGAGAAATAAAATGCAGCGCAAGAGACTGCGGCAGGGATTCCGTGGCGTGTACGTTGTAGTTGGCGGCTTGCCTCATGCACGCATTATCGCCCCAACGTGAGGGAGGGTACAACAATGTCAAAATGGGCTACGAACAGTCCTAAATGGGATAAAATTTCCCCGTATGTTTGACGGCGTGCTGACTCTTGCCCACAATAGGCCTGTTGCCCTCTCCTGTCCAAACTCCGGAAGATCCACGAAAGGAAGCCCATATAGCCCCCAGCAAGGCGTCCGCGCGATCAGGAGAAGACAGGTTGCGAGCCTTCATTTTCTCCTTCTTCTCGTTCCTGAGCCTGGAATCGTCCGCATATTCTTTCTTCCGGGTAGTCAACTGCACGAAAAGCGTCTTGTCCGGCCGCCTGGACCTGATATGCACTCGCCCGGTCATGAGTTCCAGTCCGGCGTCATTCCAGCATTCCGCCGAGAGATTGATGTAGCGGTCGCGGTCTTCCGGAGGGTTGTTCCCAAAGAACTCATTCGGATACCAACCTGATTCATTAAAATCGCTGATGACAGCCAGGCCCATGCCCGGAGCGTCCACCCACAAATCACAATCCGCAATGCCCAGCCCCTTGAGGGTGGCAATGCACTTGCGGACACTCTGCACCGTGTCCCGCTGTCGTTCCGCGTATTCAATCCAGGCTTCGTTTCCGTCGCAGATGGCAAGGACTGTTTCATCCCCGCCCGCGGCAATGTCCAGGAAGGCCACGGGGCGCCCCCTGCGCGGCTCGTAGGGCTGCCGCTGACCCCATTCCAGTTTTCCAGGGTCAATGATGTACAAATCTCCTTCCAGCGTGAATTCCGCCAGCACGACGGAACGGAAATAGGAATCATCCTCATTACCCCCCACACGGGCCAGAATGCGGTCAATGCGCTCCTGGGAGATATGGGGGCAATCAAAGGCCGTTACCACCATCGGACAGAAGAGGTCTTTTTCCTCGTGGAAACAGCGATAAAATTGCCCTTCCGGCTTGCCTGGGGATGAAAGGTAGATGCAGAATTGAAGCGTACATCGTTCAATGGCGTCAAAGATTTCATCAGGAACCGTCTTTGCCTCGTCCACCACGAAAAACACGGGGGAAGAAGGATCATCCCCGGTAAACTCGTCAACGTCAAACAGACGGGCTTTCTTCTCGCTGCGGGGGTCTTCCTCCTCCTGTTCCTTCCGCTCATCCTTGAATTCGTCCGTCACACGCCCGTGCCAGCCTTCCGCCTTCCCGGCGTGGTTGGTGGAAAAGCCTTCGATGAATCCCCCTTCCGGCGTTTCCACGCGGCAATTCTTGAGCCATTTCCAGCCCGCAAGGGATGGGTTGTTCCGGTGCCGTTCCAGGGCAGGCCAGAGCTGGTTTTTTACCTGGCGCCATGAGCCGGACGTAATAGGCATACGCCCACGGGGGTAGCGCCAGAGAAACCATAGGGCAAGGATACCAATTACCTTGTCCGTCTTGCCGGAACCATTAGCAGCGCGCAGGGCAACCCGCTTTCCCCGGGCAGCCCTTTCAAGGGCCCGCATCTGCCATTTGTACAGCCCTGTTTCCCCCAGAATCAGGGCGGCAAAGATGACGGGAGAGTCTTCCGGCCTGACCGGAGCCCCTAGCTTTCTTCCTCTTCGGACCATATTTCTCTCAAGGCTGTCACTAACGGAACGATTGCTTCTGCTGGAAGTTTATGGGTCACCTCTACGTTTTTTTCTCCACCTTCCAGAGCCAACGCCGCACGGTCTCCGTACTTCTTCGGCATCAGCTTGGCAAGCATCCATTTGAGTGTGTCTATTTCCAACTTGACCGCCTGCAACATGGTTCCCCCTATTTCGGCACGTGGGGCCACTTCATGCCCTTTCTCCACAAGGTCAAGCAACTTGTCTTCTAGGGCGGCAAGCCGTTCCTCGCACGCGCGCGCGTATTGGTTTGCAAAATCCGCGTTCTCTCTGGCCCAATTCATCACCGTGGGATGGGGAATGCCTTCCTTTTCGGCAGCCTTCCTCAGACTATCCCCGCAACGTATATGACCGCAAATGCGTTCAGAGAGGGCAGCGCTATACCTGGAAACATTTCCCTTCTTCCCGGTCCTCTCTTTCTTCATTTCGCATACTCCTTGTTGATTTTTTCCCACCCTGCCGGAGGTATATCGTCCTGGCGGGGAACGTACGCCTTTCCGGAGAGTTTCACATATCCTTCAATCCAGCGCAGCCCTTCCGCGTCAATACAGCGTTCAAAGCTGGGGCAGTCCGCGTTATCGTAGAGGATACTATCAGGTTTACGCTCATAAGCGCTACATTCCATACTACCCGGGTTGAGCTTCTTCTTGGAGCACAAAAGGCATTTCATCAGGAGAGGGTGGGATGTTTTGCATCCTTTGAAATCAGACTCCCAAATTCTCTTGTGCGCTGGTGATGTTTCTTCTTTCATATCATTATTGTATCAATTCACAGTCAATGATCAATTTCCCGTTCTGATTATGGAATTGGAGAAATTTGAGGGTTCCTCCCTTCTGGATGATGATTTCATCTTCACTGCTAAAATAGGTTTGCGGGCTAAGGCCGTCCCAGTCCTTACCGGCCCCTGCCCCGAATCTGGAAAAGGGCTCTGCATAAATGGCACGGGTTTTCTTCTTCAGGAGAATTCTGAACAACACGGGACGGTTCATGAATCCTTTCCCCTCCGCTACGGCAGCAGACATGAAACCTTCGTCTTTGAGAGGGTTTCCCACTACGGAGAGATTGAGCATATCAACCAGCTCGTCTGTTATTTCTTCTCCTTTCCAGTTCAAAGCGTCTTTCAATTCCTTGTAAACCCCACAGCCACGGAAAACAACCATGTCTTGAGGCACTTTGCATCTGTCAATGACTTTGGCGATCTGTTTCGCCTTGGCGTTGGACTTCCCCTTCCTCAAATCGTTGTTGATGCGGGCATATCCATTTCCGGTGTAGGAAAACAAAGCGTTCTTTTCCAGTCTGGATGCCTTTGCCCACACTTCCCCGGTAACGCTTCGCAAAAGGTCATCAGCTTCCTTATCCGTCAACGGGGCAGGCATCTTCACCTTGGGGACATCTCCCAGGCTGACCGTGTGCGTGACGGCTGAGACTGGCGCAGGAATGGGAGCAGAGGGAACCTTGATGACTTTCTCCGCCGTTTCCCTGGCCTTTTTCGCCACTTCCTGTGAGGGAAAGACAACCTCATCAGATTTGTCCTGTTTGACTCCCCAGCGGTCTTCATAGACCTTTTTCAATTTGGCCTTCAGTTCCTCCGGCAACTTCGCCGTACTGGCCTTCTTGCCGTACCCGTACCGTTCAATCAGGTCAATCCCGAAGCGCTCCGCACCCCTTGGACGCTTCAACGGCTCCCCGGGTTTGAGTAGTCCCAGCCGTTCGCATTCTTCCCGGGAAACAGGCTCCTGATCCATGTAGGAGTTGAAGCCGAACGGCGGCCAGGGGACCTCAAAGCCCCCGAGGCTGGCGGCGTTCATTTCGTCTGCCCAAAAAGTAAAGTCGGTTTTAAGCCGGACAGCATCTTCGTTGACGACATGAACAAGCCGCTTTGTCTTGGCTCCCGGAAAGCGGATGAACCGGAAAGCAGGCCATGCTTTGAGATTGGCTGGTTTCATGGATGCCTCCCATTGAGCAGCCCCAATGCTTTGCCGGACGTTGGTCTTGAAAATGAGCTTCAGACGGGCCAGAGCACCGATGTTTTTAATATCGTTGTGATACTTCGGGCCTTCGGCGTCCGGTGGAACAAGTCCCTCGGTTTGGAGCCATTGAAGTGCCTGGTTGGAAAAGTCCGCGGCGCTTCCTACCTTGATAACCGTTTCCCCATTGGGTAAAGTCTCCTTTTCTCCTGTCAGATAATTCTTAATCAACCTGTGCAGCCGTTCCAGCAATCTGATATTCTCCACCTTGGAAGAGAAAAACTTGTTTTCCTTCATGGCAGCGTTCAGAGCAGCCCATTCCTTTGAATCCATGCCGGAGGGTGTGGGATGTTTTGCCAGGAATTTTTCCAGGGGTGTTACCATAGAGGCAATTCTGGATGTTCAAAGGGGGGAGGTTCAATCTTGCCAAATTGGGCTACGTGATGTTCCAGAATGCGGACGGCGGGAAGACGGTAGAGTCCGGCGGATTCCAGAGCATTGATAATGCTGTTGGCGCGTTCTTCGGCTTCCTGTCTGTCGTTAGTACCAAGTCCCAGCTCGACAAGTTTGCCTTTCTTTCTGGGATCCACCAGAAGCGTTAAGCGCAGTTTGTAGGATCCGGGCTTTCCTCGCCGCGTCGGCTTGTTTTTTCGCAGGGATGGTTTGGGGGGTCTCATTTGTTGGTGACGGGATAATTCTGTTCTTCCTCGTATTTTGTGAGTTCCGCGGTCCAGCGGAATTGAATACGCCCCAGCCGTCCGAAGCGGTTTTTGCCGATGATCCACTGCGCTTCCGTGGGGTCGTGCTTGTCGGGCTTGTACATGTAGGGGCGGTGGATCATGATGATCTGGTCGGCGTCCTGCTCAATGGAGCCGGAGTCGCGCAGGTCGGAAACGACCGGTTTGCCCTGGGCGTTCCCGGCTCTTTTTTCCACGTCGCGGTTGAGCTGGGCCAGCACCAGGACGGGAATATTGAGTTCCTTGGCCAGGGATTTGAGGCCGGCGGAGATTTCCGAGACTTCCCGTTCCCGGCTTCCCCGGGCCTGCTGGGTCGTGGAGCGCACCAGCTGCAGGTAGTCCACGCCGATGCATTTGACGCCGTGTTCCCGGACCATCCGGCGGCCCCGGGCTCTGATGCTGTCGATGGTGAGGGAGCTTTCGTCGTCGATGTGCAGCGGGGCGGCCGTGATTTTCCTGACGGCGGCCGTGAAATGCTGCTGCTGTCCGACCGTCATCGGCTTGCCGCGGCGGATGTCGTCGGAGTTGATGCCGGCCATGCCGTAGAGGATGCGTTCCAGGAGCTGGGATTTCGGCATTTCCAGGCTGAACATGCCCACGGGGGTTCCCTCAAGGCAGATGTTGGTGAGGATGTTGACCAGGGCGGCGGTTTTCCCGACTCCGGGCCGGGCGGCAAGCACGATCATGGCGCCGGGCTGCAGGCCGTCCAGGGTCAGGTCCAGGCGGCGGTATCCGGAGGAGATTCCTTTGATAGCTCCGGGGTTGTTCATGCGCCATTGCAGGTTTTCAATGATGGTTCCCACGGCTCCGCGGATGGTTTCGGTTTGGCGGACGCCACACCGGTCCCGCAGGGCGGACATGCCGCGCTCGGCTTCATCAAGGGCTTCTTCCGCGCTTTTGAGCTGATCGCCGGCGGCTTCCGCCATCCGGGAGGCAAACGCGAGCAGCGCATGTTTTTTGGCAGCTTCCGTGACCATTTCCAGGGCGGCGGCGGTTTTGTACCGGGCAAGGGCTCCGTAGGTGGCCGTCTCCACGACTCCGGCGTGCCCTCCCACGGCGTCAAGCTGGCCCTGGGCTTCAAGGCGCGCGATGACGGTGAGGGCGTCCACGGTTCCTCCCGTGCCGGCGACGGTTTCCAGAGCGGTCCAGATTTGCTGGTGCGCCGGGAGGCTGAATGTCTGGCGGCTGATGCCCTTGTCCCGGAGGTCCGCAAAGGCCAGGGAGCCGTCCATTGCCTGGGAGAGCACCAGTTTTTCGGCGTCGATGAGTGTCTGAGAGTCGATCATGTTTTTTTGAAATTGTTGATTGTTAAAGTTCTTCAAGGTTGCTGTAAGGGTCTTTGTCTCCGTTCCCAGGGGGTGGCGGATGGTTGACGGCGTAGGAGGTGGCGAAGCTGATGGCGTCGGATTGCCATTTGGTCACGGGGATGCCGTTGCGGGTCCAGTTGACGGCATCCCGGCTTCCCCAGTAGGCTGTGGCGCAGTCCGGTATCTGGTCGGGGGTTAAACGCACACGCCCCGCAAAGGCCGCGGCCCGAAGATGGTCTTCGACTTCTTCCACGGTGCACGGAAGGGGGGTAGAGGGGGTATTATTCGTCTTCGTCTCCGACTCCGTCTTAGTGTGCATATGCTGCGCATCTGCTAAGCATGTGCTGCGCATATGTGCATCAGGCGCAGGGTATTTGCTTTTCTTGCTCCGTACCTGTTGCCGGAAGTTGGTCACTTCCAGATATTCTTTTCCCTCGATGGAGTACAGGACGACGAGCCGGGCTGCCTCACAGGATTTGAGGCAACGTTGAACGGAATCCTCCCTCATGGAGTCGAGTTTCAAGGGGTACAGGGCAGAGCGTAGAACAGACGAACGGGCGTCAAAACGTCCAAAGTCGTCTACAACGGAGAGCAAGCGGCGGAAAAATACCTCCGCTTCCCAGCTCAGAGAATTAACCGCTTCGCTGGTTAAAATCCCTTCTCTGATTATTCTATTTGGCATATCAAAAAAGTGTCAGTTGGGGGTTGTAGATTTCATAAAGACCAGGAAGACGGTCTTCCCGCGGCGGTGTCCGAACAAAGGTTCATGGCTGGCCAGCTTCAACACTTCTGCCGTGCTGACCTGATCCTCACACCATTTGAACACCAGAACGCCGCCCGGTTCCAAAACCCGGAAACACTCCCGGAAACCGGCCTTCAAATCCTCCTGCCAAGTCTCCCTGTCCAGTTTTCCGTATTTCTTGGCCAGCCAGGACGATTCCCCGGCGTGAATCAGGTGCGGAGGGTCGAACACGACAAGGCGAAACGCCCCGTCACTGAAAGGCATGGCCCGGAAGTCTCCGACGACATCCGGCTTGATTTCCAGAGTGCGCCCGTCGCAAAGCGTGTGTGTTTCCTCCCGGCGGTCCATGAACACCACGTCAGGATGGCGGCGGTCAAACCAGAACATGCGGGAGCCGCAGCAGGCATCAAGCACAGGCTTCACTCTCCCTCCTTTCTCGGCTCCCAGTTGACAGCAAATCCCTCGTTGATGCAGGGGTTACAAACAACCGGCACGGGTTTAATATTTTTGTAAGCGCAGTTGTGGCAATCGCGATGGATTAAAGGCACCCACGCCCTGCACGCGGCCCGTTTCTGGCGAACGACATGAATTTTCGAGGCAAGGCCCATCGCGTTAATTAGGCATTTCTGTTCATGCATCATGAGACGGCGATATGGTTCCCCGAATCCATGAATGGCATTTTTGCGGATTTTATAAATTGTCCCTCTGAGAGATTCCACAGCTCGACCATATTCATAAAACGCTTTCTGTTCAGGCGTCATCTTCATTTTCTTTTTCCTCATATTTTAAGTAGACTTCAATCGCTTTAAGAAATCCTTTGTATTGGCCCGCTAAATAGCGGTAATACCCAAATGAGAAAATGGATACTAAAACAACTATAAGTTGCGCAATATCAAATATCATTGCTTCCTCCTTTCTGCTCAAGCTCCCAGGGCCATTGTTTAATCTCGTCCACATCGTAGGGAAGTGCATTCCCATATACATCCTGAAGATATATTTTCCCCCGGTCTACGTTTGTATAAAGTACTGTATGTGTATCATCACTAAAACGAACCATGACGTTATCACCCTGCCCTAACCGCATGATGGGGGGAAACTTGGAGACATATTCTTTCCATCCATCATGATGGTTGAATCCAATCTTGCAGGTAGGGCAACCAAACAATTTGGCCGTAGTAGCGTAATATGGATTAGTTCCTATTGCGCATAAGAAATATTCTGAATTTGTTCCGCACAGCGGGCATTTAGGCGTTTTCATCGGGTTCCTTTCTCAATCAAGGCTTTAAGTTCATCAGAACAACGGAGGCGTGAAGCATTTTTCACCGTGCAAATAAGGTGCTGCGCCCACCGGGCATGCCGTTTCGTGGGGTACTCCATTCGATAGCGGGCGATAAGCCCTTTGTGGTGAACAATCGCGGCCTGAACTTCATATTTCCCATCGTCGGTTTTCTTCATGGGGCAAACCTGCTGGACGATGATGTGAGGGTTCCGTTTCATGGTTCCTCCTTCTTCTTAAATTGTTCAACGCTCTTAACCTGAAAGGCCTTGAATCCTGTTCCGTCCAGATAGCAGCGCCCAAACTGGCAAAGGCCGAACGCATCGGCGGCATTGTTATTGCCGATTTCAACGAGCCAGTTCCTAAGGCAATGCATCATCATGGCGGCTTTTTCCGCCTGCCCTTTCCCGGTAACAAATTTTTTCAATGTCGCCGGGGCGACGGCAATGTACCGATACCCCATGCGGTGAAGAGACAGGCGGACAACACCGCCCAGTTCCGCAAGGGCCGCCAGGCTTAGAGAGTTGCCGAAGGCATAGTTTTCAATCACGACAAGATCGGGCATTTCCGCCTCAACGAGGCGTGTAATGGCGTCATCTATATAATCAAGCCGGGACGCCCCCCGCCTGGCAGTTTTAATGACGCCCCATTTACGGCGTTCGTCGGCGGCGTCTATCGCCCACCCCGTAGAGGTGAGCGACAGATCAAGACCCAGTACACAGTTGTTCATGGCTGTTGATTAGAAGGGGATTTCGTCTTCTTCCGCCGGCGGTCCCGCCGTGGCGCTCATGTGGTTGTTGGCCGGCAGGTCCGCCGGGCGCGGAGGCAGGGACGCCCCGCCGCGCCCTGCCGCTGCCCTGTCCTGAGCCGCCCTGATGGCCCGGGCCTC